GAAACCCGCTTCACCCTTTCTCAAACACAATCGAAACCCCTGAGGAATTTCAACATGCGCGAGCATGAATACCCGAACGCGTGCATAAAATCAACCAGTCGCCGTAGCTTCCTCAAGGTGCTCACGGTTTCAGCGGTTGTCACATCTCCCATTCCGCACGCGGCAAATGCTGCTCTCGGGGAGGGCCTCGGCGAACGTATACGCGACTATCAGCAGGCTCGCCGCAGCTTCGAGCGCGTTTGCGATAGCTTCGACGGCGACATTCTCGTCAGCGGAACAGCCGCCCGCGAACAATGGACCGATGCTCACCGAGCCTGCGAGTCCGCTCTGAAGAAGCTGACCGATTTCATCTCATCTCTAGATCAAGTTTAGGAGCTGCCACCATGGCAAAGCAAGACGTAGCAATTGAACTACCGAAACTCGACCTCCGCTTGATGGAGGTCACGGTGATCGGCGATGCGCCCCTGATCGTCCATGCGTGGAGTGAGAAGGCAAAGCGTGAGATGCTGGGCAAACAGATGAAAACCGCCAAGCAGGCGAAGGAGGCTAAGGACCCCCGGGCCGACTTCGAAAGCTCCCTTTATCGCCTGGCGGATGGTGGTTTTGGGTTTCCGTCGATCGGGTTCAAAGCAGCGGCAGTCACCGCCTGCACCTCGGTTGCGGGCATCACCAAGGTTGCTGCTCGGCAAGCCTTCCATATCCTCGGCGAGGATGTCGACGTGCAAGGTGCGTTCGAGGGTACCAGCGCCCGACACAACCTTGTGCGCCTCCATGGCCGGGCGCCATCGATGCGCGAAGACATGGTGAGGGTTGGAATGGGCACGGCCGATCTCCGGTATCGAGGGGAATTCGCGGACTGGCACGCCAAGATCCTCGTCCGATACAACGCTAATGTCCTGTCCGAATCTCAGATCCTCAACATCATCAACGTAGCCGGGTTTGCCGTCGGCGTCGGTGAGTGGCGCCCCGAGAAGGATGGCATGAGCGGCATGTTCCACGTCGCGACCGAACGAGACCTTGCCCAGTTGGAGGCGGCGTGATGCGGATAGGCGGCTTCGAATTTGCCGAGGGCGCCCGTTTCCAGCCGGGAGCGACAAAGGACGCCAAGCTCGTAGGCGAGCACATCGAAATGCTTCGGATGAAGTTCAAGGGCGAACTGACGCCGGAGGACATCCTTGACGATGCGAGGCACGGCAACAGTCCACTGCATTCTTTCTTCGAATGGGATGATAGTGCTGCTTCCCAGCAATACCGTCTGCAGCAGGCGAGGGGATTGATCAGGGCTGTGGTCGCCATCTACGTCAGCGACAATAACCCTGCGGTGCGGACGCGTGCCTATGTCCACGTGCCGGAACCAAGCGCGCCGCACTATCGCGAGGCTTCACACGCGATGTCGCAGGCCAAGACACGCAAGATGATTCTCGATCGCGCGTGGAATGAGTTGAAAGCATGGAAGGCCCGTTACCGTGATCTCGAAGAATTCGCCTCTTTGGTCGAAGTGATCGACACCATCGAGGAGGCATTTCGACGGTCGCGAGCTGGAAAATAGTGCGGAGCCGGGTGCCCTTCCGGCTGGTAAGGATCATGGTGGGCAGGCTAGGCGAGGCCTGGCAAGCTGAGGCTTGTCGCGGCGAGGCCTGTCATGGCAGGCATGGGTTACGGCGAGAGTTCCATACAACCTCGCGCCCTCAAGGGACACAGGCAGGCAAGGCACGTCTAGGCAAGGTTCGTCAAGGAATGGCGCGGCAGGCGAGGTAAGGCGAGTTGGGGCTTGGTCTGGCTCGTTCAGGTAAGGCAGGCACGGTTAAAGGCAAGGTTAGGTCGGGTGAGGTACGGCCCGGCAGGCATGGCAAGGCAAGTTGAGGATTGGCGGGTCCAGTCACGGTTTGTCGAGGCAGTGCTTTGCAGTAGGACATGGCGGGGGGCAATCTCCCGCCATGTCTGTTACAAGCCAAGATGACCGCACTACGAGCTATTCGCCCATTGTCGCGACAACCGATTTCGCGGCGGGGTTTCCTGTTTTCGCGCTCACCGATTTGGCGGTCTATGTCGACGGTGTCGAGCGCTTCGATTTCACGGTCTCCGGCTCTTTCACCGACGGCATCTCGACAAACGCCAAGGCCGTGTTCTCGCCTGGTATTGTTGGTCAGGTTCTTGTCGTCGGCTCGCGCGATCCTCATCGCACCAGCCGTTTCACTAACGGCGCGCCTCTACCGGTGAAAGACCAGAACCTCGCCCTTGATACCATCGAGGCTGAGGTCCAGGAAGCAGCACGCGACATCAAGCGCTCGCTGAAGGTTCCGCCCGGCTCTACCGGATACAGCGTTGCTGCCGGGATTGCGCCTGGCGCTCTGCTTGTGATGGGCGACGACGGGATCGAGGAAGGTCCGGCGTATAGCGGCATCGCCGACAGCGTGTCCGATGCGCAAGCTGCCGCCGCTGCTGCCGCGCTGTCGGCGCAGGCTTCAGAAGCATCAAAAGTGCAGTCGGGCGTCTCGGCCGCATCATCTTCGAGCTCGGCCAACGCATCGGCAGTCTCGCAGGCCGCAGCACAGGCTCTTGTCGTGCAAGCCACCGCTGGTTTCGCGGGCTTCCTCGACGGTCAAGGCTATGACTTCGGACTGATTTCCGACGCCACCACATATTTCAATCAGGATTGGGGGTCGGTCTGATGTCGACACAAATTCGTTTCCGTCGCGGCACCACTGCCCAGCATGCGGTCTTCACTGGTGCTCTCGCCGAAGTCACCGTCGACACCGACAAAAAAACTGCGGTCGTTCATGACGGCGGTACAGCCGGCGGCATCCCTCTCGCCCGAGAAGATGGCAAGAACGACGGCGCGCTCGGCTTCCAGCAGGACGTGAAGACGAACGATTACACCGTGCTCGTCGGTGATCTCGGAAAAATGCTGGTGGGCAATAAGGCCACGGCGATCAACTTCCCGCTGTCGGCCGCTGCAGCCCTGACGTCCAAGTTCGTAGCCGGGTTTAAGAACATCAACACCGGAGCCATGACAGTCACGCCCAATGGTGCCGAACTGATCGATGGCGTCAATGCTGCGATCACGATCCCGACCGGCGCGTCGGTGGTCATCAAGGGCGATGGCTCGTCCTTCAGAACATACTTCAGCAACGGCGACGTGACTGGCAACGCCATCAACAACGCTGCTGCGTTGACTGGCGCCAACCTCGCCGACAACGACAAGCTCGGCGTGTTCGACGTTTCGGCCGGCTCGCTCGTCAGCATCCTTGTCTCCGAACTGATCGCCGGCATCTTCAAGACGGCGCGCAAGATAGCCAATGCGTATTTCCTGTCGAGCTTCCGGCTGTGGGATGCGACGGACAACACGAAGGGTCTGGCCTTCAATCTAGCCTCGATCGCAACCGCGACGACTCGCACAATCACTGTGCCAGACAGTGACATCACGCTGTCTAATACGTTCACCAAGTCCTACGCGAGCGCGCAGCAAACGATTACTCTCGCTGGCGCTCTAACTCTGGCGCACGGTCTCGGGGTGGCCCCGACAAGCATAGCGGCTGAACTTGTCTGCGTAACGGCGGAACTGGGGTACACAGCGGGCCAAGTCGTCGCCACGAATATTTCCGCCGATGCGAACGGGACCGGTAACGCAACAGGCCTCTCCATTATCAAGGACGCCACCAACCTGGTCATTCGATATGGAGCGCTAGGCCTTGCCATGGTCAACGCAAGCAACGGCACCGCTACCCAGTTGACGCCAGCCAATTGGAAACTCGTACTGAGGGCATTCGCATGACCAAGGCATTCGTTGACGCAAACGGCGTTTACCTCATGAGCTTTGATGGCGATGATGTCGAAGCACCAGAGGGAGCAATCGAGGTGCCAACGGCGCCCTATGACGCTCGGCAGGTTTGGAATTCAACATCAGGCGAATGGCGCGCTGCTCCGGAACAAATCCCGACAAGCGTTACTGCGCGGCAGTTTAAGCTTCAGCTGCTCGCCGCCGGCCTGATAGATCAAGTTGATGCCTGGGTGGCTGCACAAGATCGGGCAACAAAGCTCGCCTACGAATACAGCGGCACCTTCGTCAAATCTGAGCCGATGATGCAGGCGGGCTTTGTGGCACTCGGTTTCACCGACCAGCAGCGCGACGACTTCTTCCTTGCCGCTTCGAAGCTTTAGCCCTGTGCTTTGCGGCCTCGCCATCTGACGACGATTATCCGGCCATCTCATACGGTTGGAACATCGCGCGATGGTAGACGAATTCTCAAGATCCCTGCAGAAGGTTCTCGTTCACGAGGGCGGGTATAGCGATCATCCCCGCGATCCCGGTGGCGCGACCATGAAGGGCGTCACGCAGCGGGTCTATGATGAGTATCGGCGCTCCATCGGCCTCAATCCGCTTCCCGTCAGGACGATCAGCAACAGCGAACTGCAGGCGATCTATCGCAAGAAGTACTGGGATGAGATCAAGGGCGACAAGCTCGCGTCCGGAGTTTCCTACGTGGTGTTCGACGGCTCGGTGAACTCCGGTGTCGCTCAGTCGGTGAAGTGGCTGCAGCGCGCCCTTCAGGCTCTCGGGCTCTATCAGGGCGCCATCGACGGCATCCTCGGACAAGGCACGCTCCTCGCCCTCGGCGGTGTCAATGACAATGATGCACTCATCGCCATCATCATCGAGCGCCGTCGGGCTTTCCTGAAGGCGCTGAAGACGTTCTCGACATTCGGCAAGGGCTGGATGTCCCGCGTGGCCGGCGTGCTCGCTGTAGGTCAGGCATGGGCCTCGGGCTCCGTCGGCCCCGAGATAGAGTATGCGCCTGGCGGTGATGCCAAGGCTTTCATTTCCGATGCGAAGGCGGCTCCGGTCACGGCAGTCGCCGACATTTCCAGCGGCCTCGGGCTCGGCTCGGGTGGCGTCTCCGGTTACGTGGCTTCGGCCAAGGACCAACTTTCCCAGTTCGCGGGCTCAAGCGCGTTCGTCGATCACGCCCTCCTCTATCTCACGTTCGCCTCGATCGGTCTCGTTGCCGGTGGCGCGGCGTGGCGCTGGTACGCGAATCGTCGTCGAGCTGAGCGAGCTGATGCGCTGGACATCGCGACCACGGCACAATCTGCACAGGCAGCGCCAGTATGAGCGTCGTCGTCGCCCTCATCGGCCGGGTTCTGGCCAAGCATTGGCAATCCATAGTCATCGTGGGCGGCATCATCCTTGTCGTGTCGGCGATCTACATCAAGGGGCGTCTAGATGGTTCCGAGAAAGCAAACACCAGCATCGAGCGGCAGAACACGGCCGCTGGCAACCACGCTGATAGCGATCGTAGCCGCTTCGATCTTTGCCCTCCCGGGATGTGGGACTTCGCAGCCCGCGAATGTCGTCGGCCTCCGCCGCGTGGTTGGCGTTGATCTCGTCGGTGCGCGGGGGCTCACCGCCACTGATCAGCGCAAGATAGACAGGACCGTCGTCGGGCTGTGCGCAGCATCGGTTTGGACCAAGGAAGAATGTGCAGTGCATGGACAGCGGGGCAAGGATGCAGATTGAGGATGAAGCGATGCAATTCCCGCAGCGATCTCAGAAGTTCGAATGGAACCTGAACACGATCATCAACATCGTCACCTTGGCCACAGTGGCGGGCGGCGGTGTTGCCTTGTGGGTGAACCGATCCCGCGACGTCGATGAGCTGCAGAAATGGCAGACGGAGCAGGTCCAGAGCAATAAGGACACTTCGGGCGCCACTAAGGCGATCGAGGAGCGTGTCGGCAAGGTTGAGAGCCAGGTCGAGAGCTTGGGCTATCGTGTCACTCTCGGCGAACAGTCGAACGCCTCGACTACATCCTCAATCAAAGAGGTGCAGTCCACCCTCAACCTGCAGTCCGGCGATCTCAGAGTCGTGAAGGAAATCCTGCAGCGCATTGAAGCCACGCAGAAAGGACGCACACCATGACCAAGGTACCCGATCTCCCAGAAATCGACGCTGTCGCCGACAACGACTATATCTATATCTGGGATGCCAGCGACCCGGCGAATCCTGACAAGAAGGTTCCGCGGTCGAAGCTCCGGCCGGCTGGCTCGATCATCACCAATCATCTGCGATTTGCCTCGACGATCGCTGTCCCTGCGATGGCAGCACTGACCGACGGGACCGCTACGATAGCAGTGCCTGGCGCCCTCGTCGGCGATCACGTTGTCTTCAATATGCAGGATCCACTACCGGCCGATCTCGCGGTGACGGTAGTGCGAGTCTCGGCGGCTGACACGGTGCAGGTGAGGTTCAGAAACCTTCACGCCTCGAATGCCTATGCCGGTGCAGCGCTAGCATGCGTGGCCTTGGTGATCAGATCGGTGTGACGTTCCGCGTTCCCGGCGAAACCACCGGGAACGCGATTGTTCAGGAACGGTCATCAACGGAATCAATGGCTAGCCACACATTCCTAATCTGGGGGTCACGCGTTCGAATCGCGTCGGGATCACCATTCAAATCAATACAGGTTGCTGCATAAGCCGTCTGCATTCCCGACGGCATGTCTTCCAT